CGCCGCTCTCCGACCCAAACTAGCGGCTACCAGCCTCGGTTGTTCCGAGAGCTTGCCCACCTGTTCCAGTCTTGCAATTACGCGGACTAGAAGCAGGGTAAGAGTCGCTGCTGGAGTTTCCAGCAGGTCTCTTCGACCGAGTCGGGGTTTCCGACCCAGGGACCGCTATTAAGCGGGTTTCTGGCGGGAGTACTAGTGTCCAGGGGCATAGGAACCTCCTGGCTGCACTCCTGCAGCTTATCATTAACATCCTTTTTCCTCGTAGGGAATTGGGTGGATGAGACCCACCCGTGCTTAATCTTGAGCACGGGCCTGCTCCTTAGACCACCTTTCCAGATTATGAAAGGGTCTGGATCTTCTGTGAAGAACTGGAGGAGAGCAGTATCGTCGTGGATTGGGACCGTTGTACCCTTGGCTTGAAGCCTTGGTACATACAATTCCTCATCCTGCAGTCTCGCATTCCACCGTCGCTTAACGCGCGGTAGCGCTGGCTTACAGAATGATTGGAAACCCACCACACCTGAGTTGAGTGGTACAAGGGGGAACTTAATCCTCCCTGCCGCGTTTTGTACGTAATTAGCCGTATGGACCAGAAACCTCTTGTAGAGATTATTACTGGTATCCACTAAGGCAGCGTACGACTCAGGAGTGTCGTCAGGCACACTACTTACGTAAACAGGGGTCACCTCGATACCCTGGAACGCATCGACTCCACAACTTTCACGGAAATTACCATGAACGAAGCTTTTGTCGACATTTACCTTGAAATCCAACAAGGTGAGTAGGCGCTCAACTAGCCCTACATGTTCAACGGGGACAATTATGTCGTCCCCGAAGATGGATACCTTCCCAACCCATTGCGTGATGTAACCCAGGTCACCCTGAGTCGACCTCGTGCGCGTCGAAGCGCCCGAACCAACTACGCACGCAGCAAGTGCTACGCTTAAGAAGGCGAGGCTCTGAACGGGGAAGGTTGTAGTGTTACCCATTGTCGAGTACTTTCGTAACTTGACAATACCACCGGCTTCTTCGCCAACGTGGCAGTAGCGGGTACGAGTCGATCGCAGGGCACTCAATAAGCCAGGATTGGCTCTGAACAAGTTTCCTACAAACAGACAGGACACGCGATCACTAGCCGCCGAAAGATCAATGGTGGCGAGCGATCCGTCAATAGACCCTCTAAGGCACATCGCCTGGTTTTGGGACTGATCCGTGAACTTCACGAAATCGCCCATCCAGCTCTGTTTAACCTTAGTACCTAAATAGTGCCATATGTTCTGTTGGCACCAGGCATTCATCGAAGGCTCCGCACAAATCAGTCGGGGCTTCGTAAGGGTCTTCAACACAGCCATTAGACGGGAGTGAGGCTCAGCCTCACAGTGGGGTCCATCTTGGACCCCCGTCCAACTCTGGGTGTCGTCTGCCCAACTAGCATAATTGTGATATCCACAATCAGCCAGTGGGAACTCGTGCTCCAAAATCTCAGGCCACGCCGGCCAATAGTATCGGTTGGCGTCAAACCTTTGATCTGAAACAGCACCAGGTCCATGCTTCAGGTTCCACTCCTCAAACCTATATGGCCCAAGGGTGGTACTGATCACATTGGCTATTCTGTCCAATGCAACCAAGAGGGATCGATCTGAAGGACGTCTCTGACATCCTTCTTGGGGCACAGTTGCCCCTTCTTCAGACGCCGACATTTGGTCGGCCCGGGACAGGTACCTGGTCTCAGCTGCGAAGCCGAGATAGTCAGGTTGTAGTCCGCCTTCTCCATCCCACCAGGGGTGTGGTTCGGGCAAGAGATCGTCGACCTCGAGGAAAGAGCGAATTTCCATGCTCTCAGCCTCGGGGCTACATTTGACGTGAGCTTTCTTAGCGCACATAAGAAGTTGGCGCAAAAGAAAAACAGCTTCATAGTCTTTGTCCTCTCTGAGCTTTCCATTGCTCTCGAAGATCAGTAAGTAGAGTCCCCTAAATAATTTAGGGATCACTACTCTGTTGGAGTACCGGCGCGAGCCGGGTAGCCCCGATAGTTTGTACTGACCATCAGCTAGGC